GTCAAGGGACCACTACACTGATCAGGTGGTCGTTGCCTCAGTGGCAAGTGGCGTGCAGTATCTCGCGGCACGCTGGCGGCATCCGGTCTAAAGTGCTTATGCGCTCAGGCACCTTGCTTGTGTTTACGGTTTTGGGCAAGGGCTCAGGGTGCACCACGATAGGCAGGGCAGTCCGAGGGAAACGGCTCAGAGCAGCTGCAAGCCTGACACAACGGGGACGATGGTCAGGCAGCAGGTTGTGCTGGCGTTAGCAAGCGGGAGTTGGAAGGCGGCCCCACTAGCAGTAATGTTAATAGACTGCGTACACGTCGCGCGGCCCAACGACGGGGTCCCTTTCTGAGTCTGGGTGACGGTGCAACCAGAGAGAGAGATGGGCGTCGGGATGGCGGACGAGGTGCTGGCAAGGGTGTAGTACACGAGATACGTCCCGGACGACTGAGCCGTTGGGAAGTAGACGTTGACACCGGTGCCAACAATGGTGAGGGTCGTGAAGTAGGCAGACGAGCCTGAGGTCACGACAGGGGCCACGAGGGGGCTTGCGCCCGAGACGGTCGTGGCCGTGGCCTGCCAGAAGGAGGTGAGAGCGGTCGCAGAGGAGATCTGCTTCTTGTAGAAGGTGATGTCGTAAGACACCCAGAGCTCCCCAAGGGTGACGCTAGCCACACTCATGCCTTGAGTGGCGACCTGGAAGTTGCCCAACGACGACAGTTGCAAAGAGCCCCCGGGGGGGGTCTCGATGTACATGACGGGGGTGGGGCGTTCCTTGGGGTCACACTCGATGCCGTGGACAGCGGAGTCCGACGGGGCAGTCGAGTTGGCATAGTCACTGTTCTCCATGACTTGCTTGTTTGGAAAAGGCGAGTCGTACACGTTGTAGTTAGTGGCCATAACTACGGTGCCGAGGGCCTGGGAGGAGCCGTTAAACTCCGAGGAAGTTGAGACGAACTCGAACACGATGCCATGGGGCTCCCACTGCTGGTACTGGGACGCAACAGTGGACAGCCACGGGAAGGCAGCGGAGTTGGTGGGGTTGATGGTGAACACCTGGTCGTTGAAGGCGCCTTGCGTGCTGGAAGCGATGATGTCCCCAATGTACTCTCTCTCGCGGATTCGAGTACCACGCTTACCGGTGGTAAACTGGGGGACAGAGTTGGCTTCCAGGTTCTCAGCGTTCTTGACCAGGGAGTTTCCCTTCAGGTTGTAGTCGCCGCTGCCAAAGAGGGAAGGCAGGTAGGTCATCGCGGCGCGTCCGACCTGCTTGCCTGCCCATCTCCCGAGGCCCTTGGTGTAGTGCGTGAGGGCGTTGGGGTTGTCGTAGACCTGTCGCTCGATGTGGTCCAGTTTGGCCTCCAATCGCTGTACAGGGTCAGCGATGTCCTGCACCCCAATGTCGTAATCACCGCGGCCACGAAGGCGGCGGGAGCGACGAGGGTTGGGGCGGGAGGGTTTTCTGGGAGCGGGTTTCTTGCGTGCCATGTCATATCGGACCGGGGGCGTCCCCCAGGCGGCTTGTCGGAGAAGCGCTTTAACCGTCGTAAGGTCAGCTGTTTGGTGCGGGGTTTGACCCGCCAGATAGGGCCGGAAGCGGGGGAAGATGGCGTTCAGGACGCCATGAGCCCAGCTAGGCAGCGTTTTCTGGTAGCGGACCACGAGGGGCGAGCAGGCAAGGTAGTTCCAGGCAGTGTGTAAGACAACTGCGGGCGCGAACGGCACTGCGCCGCAGGCAACGTGTACGAGGGCCGGAATGACGCGGCGGCGCCATGGGGCTTTCCATCGAAACACGTAGTCGGCGAACTCCAGGCCGCTGAAGGTCGCGGAACAAGCGAGTAGGCACACGCCGAGCGGGGCGACCGCTCGGGGAACCACGACCCGAACAAACTGTTGTAGAGCCCAGGCGCCCAAGCGCTTCACAGCCTCTTCAAGCGCGGGAGCGATGAAGACGGCGTTGGCGGCGTGGGCGACGTCCACTTCGTCGGCGCCCGGAGGGGTGTCGGCGTAGTGGAGACGAAAGGCTTTGAGCGAGAGATAGGTCAGGAGGGGGTGTGCGGCTACGGGTGGTTTGTCCACGAGAACTACGACAGGTTTGGGACGTTGCTGGGGCAAGGAGGAAGCAGCTTTGGCATAAGCGCGTGCTCGGCCCATCCTGGCAGTCGTCGCTGTAGCCAGGTGGGGGTTGTCCTTTCGGATGCGCTGCACGCGCTTGTTGTGCTCCTCGATCTTGTGTTGGGTCGTCTCACGGTCGAAAGACGGCGTCGGTGCGTCTACGACCTCATCGGCCACCACCACGCGAACGCCGTTGTTCGTGGGCGTCTCGGGGTGGAAGGCTGGCATGTCTAGCATCTCGGCTAGACTCGGTCCGCGCTGGAACCACTCGTTGTAGGATATGTAGTCGAACTGCGGCAGGCGCAGAACGACTTCGTCGTACATCCAGGAGGGCGTCGCGTCTTCGTTGGGGTACTGCTCCGACGGGGCGAGGTCGGCGAAGTAACTTGCAATCTCATGTTTTCTCATGGCGGGATCTGGCGCGGCAAGGTTGAGGACCCTGCGGCAGAAAGGCCCTATGATGGGTGTGTTCCCATCACTGAGGGCGTACCCGCGTGCTTTCTCAACCAGTTTCTGCGTGGGTGTGACGTTAGGGGGCAGCACTGTAGTGGTGTGGAACTTACAGAGCTGGCGTTTGATGTCACACATGCTGTTGGGGTCGCCGTACCATACACCTGGTCCGTAAACCCGAGCCAAGAACTCAACACCCCGATGTCCAAAGGGGGTGTGCTCGGCTTTCAACGTTAAGCGCACGAGGCGTGCTGCGCGCTCATAGTTGCGGGCGGAAAGGCGGCCAGCAAGGCTGTCGTCGCCGTAGGCGAAGACCCAACGCAGAAGAGCTACCCAGGCTTGGCGGTGGTCCATACCGCTGAGGCGGAAGCCAAGGTAGATCGTGAAGGCTGTCGTGATGGTATTGTTGGTGGTTGTGTCGGACGCGCCTGAAGACTGGGCGAACAAGTTCTGCACAAAGGTCCCAAAGGTTCCAACGGCAGGAGAGTTGTAGGTAGCTTCTTGCAGCTCGACGATCTCGGCGTGGTAGGCGGGGGCGAACCCACGCAAAACCATAGCTCGGTCGAGCAAGCGTGCAATGTAGGCAATCGTGCCGTCCATAGTGGTGCAGTCTCCGGACAGGATACCTTCGACACTATCGGCACAAATCTCAACGACACGGGCGGCGATCTCTCGGGGAGTCTTGCCGGGCCCATACCACGCAAACTGTTTGAGGTGCGCAGCAAGAGAGTAGATGTAGGTAGAGTAGTCTCTCTTGACGCGGGGCTCCATCGTGGTGATCACACGTGGGTTGCCCGCCTTGGCGTACGTCTCAGCTTTCATGAAGGTGGAGAAAGGTTTGTTGAATATGCGTGACCAGCCCGCTTGTTCAAGGATGTTCGTTTGTGTGGGCGAGTTTTGTTTCTCACGCACCTCATCCTCCGACACGGGGTGGAGGACATGGGGCGTGGGGAAAACAGCGCCAACGAAGTCACCTATGCAGCGGGTCAGAAACTCGCTGGGGGGGGCCACGTCCAGGCTGGCAGGTTTGACAACGCGACCCAATACGGCTTGTCTTTCGTTCCCGGCCGTCTTGGCAAAGACGAAGGCTCCGGGCACGAAAGCTCGCATGAACGCCACCATGTTGGGTTGGGCGTCCGGCTCGTAAGGTCCATGCTGCACGACGCGTATGTCACGCTCAACGGGATTCGTCATCGGGCGTGTGCTGGCGAACTGAGGCTGGCTGTAGTACTCGAAGAGTATAGCAGAAGCAGCCTTGTCGCGGGCGTTTTCCTCGGCGTTCTCAGGGTAGTTGAAACAGGACTGCACGGTGGCTTTGGTGAGGTGTTTCGTCGCGCGGGCGGCGGCGGCGATAGCCACGTCAACAGAGTACGGCACAGTGGCGGCCTCGAACTCACCAACACGGGCGGTGCTGGTGTGGAGGCCGTCTTTACGAAACACATCGAGACGGGTCCAGGAGCCTGCGACGGGGCGGAGGTACTGGAGTGGGGTGTCGAGTGCGGCATGGAGAACGGAGTAGGGGAAGTCGGTCGTGAGGGTAGGGGTCAAAAGGACGATGTCGCGGTGGTCCTCGACGGTGTGTCTGTCAACAAGGTAGGTGGTCGTCGTCACTGGGACGCCGAGCACGTAGCGTGAGACTGTCACACTTGAGCGGTTGTAGTCGTATACAGGGTGGCGGTAGACCGTACCGCCAGCAACACGGTACACGACGTTGTTGTTTTCATCGAAGGTGAAACAGTAGTCCTCAGCTTGGGCCGCTGCAGCGCGCGGCTGCAGGGTGTACAAGATGTGGGGACGAGGGTCTCGAGCGAGCATGTCTTGCATGTCAACGTACTCGTCAACATCGACCATGGCGACCAACTGACCGTCGGCGGGGACGGAATAGTTTGGCGCGATGTGAAGGTCGGTGCCCCAAAAGTACGTGCGGTTGCCAGCAAAGCCGCGACGTTGGTCGGTCGCGGACATCTGGTAGAAAAAGGGTTGCAAGCCCACGGCCAGGCTGAACAGCGTGATGAACGAACGAGCGTTGCTTCTATTCGCGGCTGAGGCCTGGTGGGGGTTGGAAGACGGGCGTTTGTCAACGGCAGGAGGTTGTTGGGCGAACTGGTTGCGGTACACCGAGGGGTCAGGGTGCTTGTACGCAAACGTGTCGATCGCCCAGGTTTTGAACGCCTGGAACAGGGCGCCAACCTCATGTTGATACAACGGACCCACGACGCGCAAGGCAGCGGCGGTGCCAATCGCGAGGGCGGGGTGGTTGTAGAACGCGGAGGCCAAGGCACGACCACCAGCCCACGCAATTGCGGGCAAGTAGCCGTCCTTGGCTGCGCACCACAGTAAGCCACTGCTGATCAGGCCAGTGGCCACCATGGTGCGCGCACCCCCGAGAGCGCTCGGGGGACCCCAGACACGTTGGTCGGGGGGAGAC